GAGCACATTAGGGCGTGGAATACTTGTCGAGATTTCATGTTAATCCTTTGGTGGTGTGCAAGTGTGAATGTGCGTCATGTCTTTGGTGCGTTTGCCACATCTAGGGCAGAAGTTTTGCTCTGTGCTTCGTGGTGGCACTGGTTGTGCATCCAACATATCTCTACACGCAAGGATGGATGCAATGTCATCACTTACAGGCTCTGTGCGCTGTGGTGGGTAGTTGTTGCTACTGCAAGCAACACATTCATAAAGCACCTCTGCTTTGCATTCGGGGCATGTAGGCTCTTGCTCAATCTCCTGCCCAAGCCTCTGTGTCTCACGCATGGCGTAATCTGCCAATTGTTTTTTGAGTGCGGCGATTGCTTCTTGCCGCTTTTCCTCAACCTTTTTCGGCCTGTTCATTGCGGGCCATTCAAATATGTGATCATTTTCCAACGCCTCTACCATCTGTTTCAATACTTCAATCATGCTTCCCTCGCTTTCAGCATTGCGTCTGCCCATTCGTAGGCTTTTCTAGTGCCGTCTATTAAGTTAAGGACACCAATAAATTCTTGCATCGCCTTGGCTGCAAAGTAATCGCGCAGGGTCATGCCGTTTTGGTCAATCTCATATTCTTTGGCAATGTCTGAATGTTCAGACTTTATGAGCAGTGCTTTTTGTTTGCCTGGAAATGCTGGTGGGTTGTTCATTTTGTTTTGAGTTTCCTTATGTACACAGTAAACGACTGAATCGTGTCTTTGCCAAACGCTAGAGTGCATTTCTCAATGTGTTGGGCGACTTCTTCAATCACTTCATTCCTGGCATTGTTCTCAGCAAATCTAATGATCTGGTGCTTGCGTGACCCTTGCAGACCCCAATCACCTTGACGCTTTGCCAAGTCTTCAAAAGCCTCATCTTCAGGTTCTTTCATGCGTTCTCCTTCAGTTTGGCTTCAAGTCTTTGAGTCACCATCTTTTCTTTGAAGCCTTCATAAAAATCACCACTGTTCATCAATCGGAAAATCCCATCACCATTTTCAAGGCTGGCCCTCTCCATGATGTAGTCTCTATATTGCAATTCGAGATTAAATGTTCTCATTGCGGCTTCAAATTGCTGTTCAGTCATGTCTGTCTCCTTTGTCTCGTTCATATCCCCACCTTTGCCTTGTAGCAAAGTTCCATCTCAAGTTGCTTGATTTGCTGGCGCAAGATTTCATTCTCTTTCTTGAGTTCTTTGTCACCCATCTTGCGTTCCATCTCAGCACCAGCCGCATAACCAGCCAGCACCCCAGAGGTGGCGGCTTGGCGGGTATAGGTCTGGATGTCCATCGATGTCAGGATGCCAGCAAACCCCTTTGGAGTCAGCTTCTTCACGATGTCTTCAATCTCATCTTTAAGAGCCTTGTTCATCTTTCATCTCCATCATCTTCTCAGCGATTGCGTAAGAGAGTTGGGCGATGTCACCCTCACTCTCAGTCTTGTACTGGTCTGACATGATCATTGCCGCCATTGCTTTGGCTGCAAAGTAATCCAGAACTGTCAGGTTCTCCAAGTTACCGCCTGTTCTCATATCCACTCCAGAATACTGAAGGCAACGAGGCAGATGGCGCCAATGGCGCAGACAACCATCACAATGCCATCAGTTGACACTGTTGGGGCGCACTTCTCAATGGGACAGGCCCAATCACAACTGTTGGGGAAAGCCTCGTTTAAGGTGCGGGGATAGGTGCGGGTGGTGGGGTTAAGGTCTTTGAGCATGGTTTATCTCCAATGGTTTAAAACTGTGGCAAGGTCTTTGGTGGACACAATCAACTCGTCCAGGCGCATGGACTCATCCGCAACAACAAACAAGCCTGGGCCTCGTTTGGTGCGCCCCCAAGCGTCTTTGCGGTTGACATTAGACAAGTCGCCTTTGCGAACTGCGTTGTAGACTTGGTGAGAGGTATACCCCTCATCCAAACAGTCGCGCATTGTCCTGGGGACTCGACAAAAATCTATGAGCATCTTCATCCTCCTGTTGAGTGGGTTGATCGTCTGGGTTGTAGTCTGATTGGCGGGTGAGGATTTGACCCCACCGCCATTCTTGATAGTCTTCTGAGTACATGGTTAGATGTGCAAACCAAGTTCACTGCCATTGATGACACGATTTAATCGGTCATAAGCCGCCAAATCTTCAGGCCATTGCATTGAACGCTCAAGTTCAAGATACTGCTTTTCTGTCAATGGGATGGATTTATCTGAGTTACGAGCATCCATTTTTGTATTGACTTCAAACTGTTTGCTTGCAACACATTTGATACAGCGTAATGCAGGAGATTCATTTTTGAAATTTTCCCAGTTCATCCCAATGGGTGCTTGATGAATGTTGCGCCCACAAGCGGTTTTTGAGAACCAGCCTTCGCCGCTTTTGTTTAAGTGTGTTTGATGTGCCATTTTCAAATTCTCCTAGAAGGGTTTGTGTTGCTGACAGGTGTGATCATACAGACATGGACTATCTAGTCAACTACCCATCTATTTAATCCCCACAGTTTACTGGGTTATTTAATCACTAGACATTTGACCACTTAGTCCATGTCTGCTAGGATCGGCAATTATGAACACACCAACTATGCAACAAGTAGAAGATTTGAGACTCAAGGCAGAGGCGGCGGGTTACTCCCTCGCTGATGTCTCCCGCCATGCGGGGATTGACCCCTCTCAGGTATCTCGTTACGCAGTGGGTAGAACCATACCACTCCTGACCACCATGAGGAAGCTAGAAGAGTCAGTGGATTCCCTGATCAAGACCCGTCTGGAGGCCATTCAGGGGGTTTCTGAGGGGTGCAATCCATGACCCGCATCATTGGCATTGACCCTGGTCTTAACGGCGCAATTGCTGTTTTACAGGGCGAGCATTTGACCATCATTGATATGCCCACCATGACCATTGAACGCAATGGGAAGTCAAAGAGGCAAGTCTCAGCGTTAGACTTGGCGGAGATTATTAAGAGATTCACGCCACTTGAGATGACTGCTCCCATTGCTTTCTGTGAGCGTGTTTCAGCAATGGCAGGGCAGGGCGTAACGAGCGTTTTTAGCCTGGGCCGTAGCTTTGGGATGATTGAGGGCATCCTTGCCACTCTACAGATTGCAACCACATTTGTGCCGCCAGCCACTTGGACAAAGGGTGTGGGTCGTAGCCCTGGTAAGGATGCGTCAAGGGCCAGAGCAATGGAGTTGTTTCCCGCCCATCAGTTGATGTTCAGTCGGGTCAAGGATGATGGCAGAGCAGATGCGGCACTAATTGCTTACTGGGGGCAGAAGAACTATGGATGACGCAGAACGCGCAGCCATGCGTGACCACATTGTTTGGCTCACCCAACAGCTTGAACTGGCAAGGCTCCAGAACAGGGAAAGAACCTCATTACTGCGCCGAATGCTTGACCCTGAAGACTTGGGGTTTGCCGTAACGAATGAGGTCAAGTCTCTTGTCTACCAACTCTTAATCTCAGACTTAGAAGCAGAAAGAAACGCATGGAACAGATAAAACTTAGACCTAGTGCAGCATCTCGTTGGCTCATCTGCCCTGGCAGTGTGGCCTTGTCAGCATCAATGCCTTACCAAGAATCTGGTGAGGCCGCAAAGATAGGCACTGCCATTCATTCTTTGGCTGAATCTTGCTGGCAACTCTCGCTGAACCCTCTGGAATTTGTTGGGTCAACAGTGGAAGGCATCACTATCACAACTGAAAACGCAGAGTTTGCACAAGCCCACCTTGATGAGATCAAACGCATTGAAGTTGAGATGGGTGGGAATGTGATGATTGAGCAGTACCTGAGTGCCTTTGATGAGCCTCACGCTAAGGTTGGTGGCACTGCTGATGTGGTTGGGTGGAATGCCAACAAACTCATCATTGCAGACCTTAAAACTGGTCAGGGCTATGTGGATGCCGATAGTGACCAGATGAAGATTTACGCCATTGGCGCAATCAACAAAAGCAAAAAGATGTTTGATATTGTGGAGATGCGAATTGTGCAACCCAGGGTTGGCCCTGTTCGCACCTTCAGCATGACAGGTGAGGAATTAACAGAGTGGTATTCAAACACTCTGGGGCCAGCAGTTGATGCCATCACCTCTCCAAACCCACCCTTTAACCCTTCCCCTGACGCTTGTCAGTGGTGTCCAGGCAAGGCAGTATGCCCCACACAGAAAACCTCATTCATTGAGGTTGCAGTGGCTCCCAACTTGCCAACTCTGTCTGATGCGGAGATCGGGGCGATGCTTACTAAGGTCGAGATTGCAGAGGGTTACATCAAGGCTTTGCGTGAATACGCAGTTGCCAGGATCAAGGATGGCGCAGTCATCAAGGGATGGCAGATGGTTCCCAAACGGGCAACTAGGACATGGGTCAATGAGGCTCATGCTGGTTCAGTTTTAGGTGAGTTGTTGGGTGAAGATAAACTTTACCCAAAGGAGATGATCTCCCCCGCCGCTGCTGAGAAGTTGCTCAACAAAGAAGATAAGTACCTGATCACAGACTTGACCGCAAAGGTGAGTTCTGGGTTGACCCTTGGTCGTGCCGCTGGCATAGGTGAATGAATTGTTGCAAGTCGCAGCAATAAGGCGCACCAGTAGGTGCATTTTTAAACTTTGAAAAAGGAAAATTCCATGTTAAATCTCTCAAACTCTAGCGGTGGTGGTAACTACATCCGCTTCTCCCCCCAAGCAAATGCTTGGTCGAACTCTGATGGCGAGTTCCAACTGAAAAAGTGTGTGTTCGACATTGATGCCCTGCAAACTGGGTGGATGCTGATTGCCACTGGTGTCTACGAGTTCCAAGCAGACTCATCATTGGGCAAGAAAGGCCCACAACCCTCACCTGAACACAAGCGTGGGTTTAAGGTCAAGTTCTACAACAAAGAGATGGGTGCTGTTGAGTGGTCAGCTAATGGAGTGGGCCACAACATGGGCCTGGAAGAACTCTACAAGGCTTGCTCAGTAGATCGTGAAGCTAACCCTGATAAGTTGCCTGTTGTGGAGTACACAGGCTCACGCCCTGAGAAGGTGGGTAAGGGAACTACTAGGATTCCTTTGTTCACAGTGTCGGGTTGGGTTGCAAGGCCAGCAGGTTTGGATGCCGATCCCCATGAGGGTGACTTCATCAAGAGTGTGGCCCAGACCCCTGCACCAGCCGCTAAAGCGGCTCCCGCAAAGCCAAGCGTCAACCTTGATGATGATGAGATGTTTGCCTAATTGCCACTAGAAGGGCTTTACCAGAGTCGATAAAAAGACTCTGGTTTTTTTGTCTCTTAAAAGAATGAGGAGATGTTTTGAACAAGATCGAATTTGGGGATTGCAGGGAAACCATGCGGAGATGGAAAGAACAGGGCATCAAAGCACAGACTTGCGTGACCAGCCCACCTTACTTTGGATTGCGGGACTATGGGCATGACGGGCAATTAGGGCTGGAAGAAACGCCAGAGGAATACATCAAGGCAATGGTTGAGGTGTTTCGCTGTGTTTGGGATGTGCTGGAGGATGATGGGACGCTGTGGTTAAACATTGGGGACAGTTATTGCAACAGCAATGGATTTGCCAGGGCAAGCCCAGAATATCAACGTGAAGGCAGAAACAATATGCCAGCCAATGACCGCAAGCTAGACAAGTTGCATGAAACAGGATTAAAGACCAAAGACCTTATCGGCATACCCTGGATGCTGGCCTTTGCATTGCGAGCAGATGGCTGGTATCTGCGCCAAGACATCATTTGGCACAAGCCAAACCCAATGCCTGAGAGTGTGCAAGACCGATGCACTAAGGCGCACGAATACATTTTTTTGATGAGCAAGTCGCAGAAGTATTATTACGATTCCAAAGCGATTGCAGAACCACATAAAGATGTATCTTTACAAAGATGGGGAAGCGGCGGTGAAGACACAAAAAACACAAAATACAACAAAGAAAAACCAGAAACATCGGTTGGAAATTTGAGGAATGGAAGTAATCCTTTGCGAGAAGATGGCGCAAACAAGCGCAGTGTCTGGACAGTCACAACCAAACCCTACGCTGGCGCTCATTTCGCAGTATTCCCATCAGACTTGATTGAACCTTGCATTCTTGCTGGCGCACCTGCTGGCGGCATAGTCCTTGACCCATTCATGGGTAGTGGCACAACAGCGCAAGTGGCGCAGAATCTTGGGCGGCAATACATTGGCTGTGAATTGAACCCTGCCTACATGAAATTGCAGAACATCCGCACAGCACAACAATCATTAGTCTTGGAATAACTCATGCAAGCAGAACAAATAGCCCAGGCATTAGGCAATGCCAAAAGAGTCAATGGGCAATGGGTTGCCTCTTGCCCCGTACCCTCTCATGGGCAGGGTAAAGGGGACAGGAATCCCTCCCTTTCAATCTCTGATGCGGATACTGATGCCATGGTACTCTTCAAGTGTCATGGTGGGTGTGATCAAGATTCAGTCTTTAGAGCCGTGAAAGACATGGGACTTCTCCCAGAACTTCCCCCCAGACCTCACCCATTAGATAACCTCAAACCCTTCACTCCTGTGGTGTCTGCCTTACCACCCACCAACCCAAGTAATCTTGAGCATGAGTGGCATTACACAGATGAGGATGGCGTAACACTCTTTATCAAGCAACGATTCAAAACCAACACAGAAAAGGGCAAGGATTACAGGCTTGTGAGAGTCATGCCTGATGGGTCACGGGTCAACAGGCTTGGGGACGCAAGGATTGTTTGCTACAACTTACCAGCCGTGATTGCTGCGGTGGAATCTGGCAGGGCTATTTACTTGTGTGAGGGTGAAAAGGCTTGTGATGCTTTGATAGGGTTGGGAGTTGTAGCCACCACAAGTCATGCTGGATCAGGCTCCTGGCCTACAGAACTCACCCAATACTTTGTCAATGCCAATGTCGTAGTGGTTCCCGACAATGACCAACCTGGGTGGAAGTACGCCAAGAAAGTCGTTGAGTGTTTGCTTGACGCACCAGTCAGATCAATCAGGGTCATTGACTTGAACCTTCCCTTCCCAGGAGATGATGCCTATGAGTTTGTGGGTATGGGATACGGGAAGATGGAATTGGCTCAAATGGCAAAAGAGGCACAGTCTTTAAAGTCTGTCCATGAAGTGTTTGTGCCTGAACACATCTTGGCTTTGACCGCAACAGAGCTAGTTACGCCAGAACCACTAGAAGTCGCTGAAGTTGGAGTTGAATCTGTGAATGACGCAAGTCTTACAGACAAACCTAAAAAGACTTTCAAGATCGAGTCTTGGGATGACATCCAAGACCAGCCCGTTGAGTGGCTCATTGAGGGAGTGCTGCCTAAGAAATCCTTTGTTGCCCTGTATGGCCCCCCTGCCAGCTTCAAATCATTTGTGGCTTTGGACATGGCTTATTCGGTGGCATCAGGTGTGGAGTGGATGTCAAACCCCGTCAACTCCCCTGGCGCAGTGCTGTATATATGCGGGGAAGGGCATGGCGGTATGGGCGCAAGGATCAAGGCTTGCAAGATATTCAAGGGTAGTCAGGGTGGTGAACCACTCTTTGTGATCAGGCACCAGATCAACCTGAGATCAAACCATGATGACTTTCTGGCCCTGATTGAGGGGATTGATAACCTGCTGACAAGCCATGAATTGTCGTTATCTCTGGTGATTATTGACACTTTGGCTAGATCATTTGGGGGAGGAAACGAGAACTCCAGTGAAGATATGTCATCCTTTATCACCCAATGTGGAAGGTTGATGGAGCGTTATGAGACAAGTTTGATGCTCCTGCACCACTCAGGTAAGGACATTTCAAAGGGTCTGCGTGGGCATTCCTCACTCCTTGGAGCCGTGGATACAGAGTTGGAATTGGTCAGAGTGGACTCAATGATCAAGTCAGCAGAGATTGCAGGGCAGGGAATCTTGACCATAACCAAGCAAAAGGATGGGGAAGATAACCGCAAGATCGGGTTTGAGGTCGTGCCTGTGGTGCTGAAATCTTCAGGGATTGGCTTAGATGACATCACCAGTTTGGCGGTTCAATCGTCAGATTCTGTGGTCAGGGATCGCCAGGAACAGGCTAAAAGTGGGCGTGGGAGTAAGGCCGGAAAGGGTAAAAATCAGCGTTTAGAGATGCAAAGTCTGAAAATAGCGATGAACTCTAAAGGTTACAGTTCTAGCACTCCAGAGGGATTTAAGAAGGTGGTGGATTTGGAGTTTTGGAGGCAAGAATTTAGCCTAATGGTGCGTGAAAAGGACACTTCAGAGGATACTTTTAGCAAGGCTTGGTTGCGTTGTAAGAAGAATTTGCAGGAGTCTGGACAGGTCAGAGTGAGGGGAAATGTGGTTTGGATGGTGCGTGATGAAGACAAAAAAGAGGAATTCTAGAATTGTTACAAGTCGGACAAATGGACAAATGAGGACAAATGTCCCTCATTTGTCTGTCCGGAGTAGGACAGACAAATGGACAATCCTATAAGATGTCCATTTGTCCTGTCTCCGGATGAGGTTTGCTGTCAGTTATCTGTAAGTATTGTTTTGAAGTGATGAAAGGATGTTTGCTGTGGATAAGTCTAAAAGATTGAAGTTACCTAAAGGAGCCATGCCTAGTTTTCCTGCTGACCCTTTTGATGTTCATGCGGAAAGTTTGCTTGTGGACTTGGAGCGTGTTCGGGGTGAAATGGATGCCAAGTGGGGAAGTGGGAGACTGTATACTTTAGTTGATTCTGGGTTTCGGGAAAAATTGTGGTTGCAGACAGAGAGAATTTGGGCAGCACAGAAATACAGAGACATCGAAAAGATGGATAAGGCGGTGGCTGGACTGATCAAGGGTTACAAGTTGCTCGATGCTTGGGGTCTTGAGCATGGTGTGCCACTGAAGCCAGATGCACCAGGGATTGAAAAAGAGTTGGATGATGGGTCAATCTTGGTTGTGGTCAAAGATGATCAAGATGCCAAGGTTTATGAGAACTTCTACGGGTCACGGGAAAAACACTTGTGGACAATGGTTGAGATAGAAATCCTCCTCCAAGCTCCAGTTCTCCAAGAAGTGATCAAGTACAAGAAACTTTACAGAGGTTCCAAGATGACAATGCTGGACAAGCAACCTGGGAAGTTCCCAGATGGTGGAGCCACAGGCTTTGATGATGTGGTCAATGATTTGAGCTTTGAGGGTGATGGTGAGGTGGTGCGGAGGTATTTGGGGCCAAGTGAGGGAGCCAAGGATGGCAAAGTCAAGGCTTGATACAACATTCTTCAGGCGAATCCTGACCGATCCAGATCGGGAGATCATGCTTTGTGCTGGTTCGGGTGATCTGACTACAGGATTTCGGGAGATTCTTTATGTCTATCAATACCTTTGGAGCATTGGCTACAGGCCCGACATGGATGTAAATGTGCTGATGCTTGACCCAGATATGTCCAAGCCTAAGAAAAGGGCTTAAACGGGCTTTAAATCGGTTCTGGCACTAATTTATGCCCGAGGTTTCTGACTGGCGAATGGTTGGAATGAACGAATGTCATGCAAATAGCGTTATGGCGACAATGTAATCCATTGGCAACTAGGATGACAATTTAGTCAGGCTACCTTACTAATGCACCATCCGCCCCTCATGCACTCCCCGCCGCCAGATCGAGCAGAAAACCATCGAGTTATCCACATGCGAGTGGGCAAGGTCTGCCTCTTTTCTGTGCAACTTGCAGTTTTCTTACAAACTCCTGTGGATACCCTGTGCATATCCATGAAATAACTTAACATAATGGAGGTTGTACTGATTAGCGTGTGCATAACAGTAGGTGAAAACCCGTAGGTTTATCGTTTTGATAGGGGGGGAGGGGGTCGGTCGGTCGCCAGAGTTTTTGTGTACCCACCGACCCACCGAAAAAGCGAATTGAGACATAATGACGGCAACAACCCCCTTTCCCGAAAGGAAAAAAAGTGGAAACCACCGATCAATCGCAAACACAAGAAGAACAACCCGCACAAAGAAAAGCTGGCAGACCAAAGGGCGCAAAGAACAAAGCCATGACCATTCAGCGTTACGCTGACAACCCACCAGCCGTAATAGCCAAGACTGATTACGCCAGACAGAAAGAGTTGAGGGATTTGCTTCTAAGGAGTGCTGGCAAGGATGTGACGCAGAAGGTCATCCAGATTGCGTTGAATGATGATCATCCAGGCCAGATGGCGGCTATTAAGATGTGCATGGACAGGACATTGCCTGTTAGTATGTTTGAAAAGGACAAGGGTCAGAGGTCAGCAGTCACTATCAATATCACGGGCATTGGCGTGGACATAGACTCGCCCAAGGTGGTGGAGATGGAGATTGAGGATGTTGAGGTTAAGCCATAATGGGTGCGTCAACGCGCATGGGGATTGAATGGTTCAAGCAGTTGCCGCACTCTCTTGAGTTCTTGCGCTGCCTCTGGTAATTCCTCCACAGTCTCCATCCTTGTTGGTGTAAGCGGATTGGCCCCGTGGGAGTTTCAGTTCAGTTGCGCCCCACCCTGCCTTATGGGAGACACCAACAATCTACAGAGGATAATGGATAAATGGCTGATCTAAACTTCCCCCTCCTGCCTTGGCAGCAAGAAGTGTTTGCTGACAAGACGAGGTTTAAGGTGATTGCCGCAGGGCGGCGGTGCGGGAAGTCTAGGTTAGCGGCAACCACTCTCATTATTGAAGCACTCAAATGCCCTGCTGGAAGTGCGGTGCTGTATGTGTCGCCCACAATGGGTCAGTCACGCCAGATCATCTGGGATTTGTTGCTAGAGATCGGGCGTGAGGTGATCTCTGGGAGCCATGTCAATAATCTTGACATCACTTTGATCAATGGAGCCAGGATATATGTGCGTGGTGCGGACAGGCCAGACACGCTGCGTGGTGTGTCTTTGACTTATGCCGTTTTGGATGAGGTTGCTGACATTAAGCCAGAGGCTTGGGAACAGGTTATCAGGGCTAGTTTGTCTGACAAGAAGGGACGGGCCATGTTCATTGGTACGCCCAAGGGTAGAAACTGGTTCTACGACTTGTTCAAATTGGGGCAGAATTCTGAGGATGAGGATTGGAAGTCTTGGCACTTCACAACCCAAGATAACCCATTGATAGACCCAACTGAGATTGAGTCTGCCAAGAAGACGCTGAGTTCCTTTGCTTTTAAGCAGGAATACTTGGCATCCTTTGACAACGCAGGTAGCGATGTTTTTAAAGAAGATTGGATCAAATATGGTGTGGAACCTGACTATGGTAGTTACTTCATTGCAATCGACTTGGCAGGATTTGAAGAAGTGGCTAAACAAGCTGCTAACGCGAAAAAAAGACTAGACGAGAGTGCCATTGCAGTGGTCAAAGTCACTGATGATGGCAAAT